ATTTTTTATGGCAAGATTGACAAGCGATGAAGTTCATAAATAACCTATTTAAATTTTGCAATGGTATTGCATTTTTGCTAAAATAACCGTGTTGTGTACACAACGGCTGGGCTTGGCTTTTGACACTTGTCTGTCAGAAGGTCGGCAACTTGCTCCAACAAATTGTCGTCCCCAGTTTTAAGTCGTGCATTTTATCGCCCATCTGATTGGTGGTCTTTTAACCTATTTTAAAAACTACACCACCGCCATTTCTATACTGTGGCCGTTGCCAGCTTTCCAAACCATCTTTAACCGCCCACAATTCCACTTTTATCATTACCGCATTGTCCAAATTTACTACCAATTTTGTCTCATCATTACTTGGATTATCAGCAACACCATCCAATGAAAAGCCTGTGATACCGCTCTTTTGCACCACCCTTTGATATGAGCCATTGGCAGATGTTTTCTTTAAGATAATTAGACTGACCGTTGCCCCTGTTTCAGGTTCTTGATGTGGGGCGGTTTGGTCTAAAATGGCGACATCTTGGCTGATTTTGTTACGACCTACCCACGAGATTTTGTTTATGGTTTGGATTTGGTTGGGGTAAGGCAAATCGTTAATTTTGATATCAGCAGGGGCAAAGGGGAGAACGTGGCGGTTGCCAATTAAAAGCTGTTGTCTTGTTGCTTTCGTCATGTCCAAAATATTTTGTGATGTCTGGCTCAGTAGTTTGGCGTGGACGGTCTGACCTTGTATAAATGCTCGCTCCACGACCGTTGCCATGTCGCCATAAAACCAAATTTGAGATAAATTGGCGTGAGCGGTAGGCACGGTATCTACACAACCACGCTTGATTGTTAGCTGATTGGTCTGTGTGTCAATGCTGACAATTTGCACAATTTCATCATTGAGCAACGCACATTGCCCAACGTAAGCCAACCCGTCATCAATTTCATCAAGGGTTAATGTGGTGATTTGGCTGGTTTGCTCAACGGCATTTTGTACCGTTGCATGAGCAATAAACTGCCCAATACCAGCATATTGCTCGGTTGTCTCATTGGCAAGTTTCGCCCAAATTTCAAAAGACTGTTGCAGACTGTTTGGACGTTTTGCCAACACAAGGACATAATCATCAGTATTTTTGAGTTGTTCATGGCTAAAATCGTCCAACAAATGCGTATAAGGCAACTGCCACAGTCTAGCATTTTCAATCACTTGTGGCTCAATATTTGGTTGTAGCCATAGGCTTGACTGTTAGGGTGTGTAGCTTTTTTTTGGTAAGCCAAAAACGTCTTGCACCGCCGTTACCGTGATTTCGCCATTTGTCAGCTCATTATGCTCCACACGCACCGCTCGCATGATGATGCTTTCTATGCCCCTTTGGGGGATTTTTAGCACAAAATCAGATGCAGATTGCAAAGAATACGCCCGTCTGTCTAGCACGATTTTAAACTTTTTTAGATGAGATTGGATAATTTTCATATCACGGCTAGCGACACGTCCTGCCAAATCGACTGTTGGTAATCCGACATAAGTCTTGTTTTGTAAGATAATGCCGTCTCGTTGAATGCTGGCGAGATTTTCAGTACGGACAGTGCGAGTTTCATTGCTCACAGGGTCTGTATAGCTGACAACAAGCTGATTGGTTACTAAATCATTGGACGAGTTGTTGTCTTCTTCAATACGTAAAATGCCCGTGCCGTAGTCAAAACTTGGCAAGCTGTCAGGACTATCGCTTTCACGAATAAGCACAAGTTTCCAAAGCCCTGTGGTGCGGTCAATCATCAACGCACCACCAATGTGGTCAAGGATTTGCTGAATAAACTGCTTTAAAGCATCTTGGCGTTTCCAAGCGATGCACATACCAAACTGCTCATCATGCAAAATATCAGCACATTGTTTAAAGCTGTCAAGGTCAAGCTGTCCTAAGTCTGTACCACGCCCCCAGTCTTCATTCGTCTGAGCTTTAAAAATGATATGGGCAGGGTTCATGGCTTTGATTGGGTTGCCATTACCGTCATCAAGCCAAATCGTTGCTTTTTCATTATACCAATCGCAAGCAGTTCTCCGCACACGAAACGACCACGCCTTTGGATAAGGCGAGCCCGAACACACCATGCCGTCAAAAAAGAACGTTACCACTCCACGATAGGCAGGGACTGGACTGTTATACATACGTTGCAATTGTGGTAATGGCTGTTGGTCGCTTGCCCCTTTCATAATGATGAGCGTGCCGTCAATGCCACCCTCCTTGTCATCGCCACCGAACAGATAAGGCTCGTGAATGCGGACATGGCTTTCATTAGCACTATCGCTAACCCCTTGCCATGCCACACGGTCGCCAACTTTGATTTGCAAAAGCTCATCCATTGCCATGCACAGCCCCATGTGAAGCGATATCAAATAGCGATGCCCCACCGTTTGGCGTTTTGAGCCGAACAGCCCTTTTTGTTTTTTAACGATTGAACTGGTGCGATAATTACCCGCCCCAATCACACACCAATCAGTTATCCACACATCACCAAACACGACAATGCGTGGCGTACCGTCATCAATCGTTGGAAATTTAAAATCATCAAAAGCGGACGGTTTGGCTTGGGGTGGTTTGGGTTGCAAAAGATGGCTGATGACCAATGATGCAACAAATAAGGCGACTTGTACCCACATATTTTATCTCCTAAAAAATTGGTGTGCCGTCAAAAGGCGATTTATGGGGCATATGTGGACTACCGCCATAATTATCGGTATTATTAAATTTGCTCTGGCAAGCGGTAAAAGTGCGGTTACACCCTGCAAAAACCTTGATATTTTGCCCTACCGTCAAGCCTTGTACACCGCCAAACAGTTGCAAGCGGTTGCCAAGTTGCCGTTCAATGCCACGCTGTTCAATGCCGTACTCGGACGACCATTGTACATAATCGCCTGTAAAATAATCGTCCGATGATTTATTGCTTGGCAAAACCACATCTACAAATGAGCCGTCCACTGACACAACGGTCATCTCGCTCATAAATGCCTGTCTGTCTAGGTTGCACCCCTTGCCATAGAGTTGATGACAACACAGCTTGCTCCAAGTTTTACGAAGTCCTGTGCGTTCAAGCGATATGGATAAATTTTGGCATTGCACTTGGGCGGTGTGGTGGTGTAGCCTAGCTGTCTTGTGTTCACAGTCTTATCCTGTTTGTTGGTTGTGGTAATAGTGATGGGATTACCTAGGTTATCTTATTGATAAGTGATGAGGGTGTTATCATTTTCAATACGGCTTGGTCTATCAGTACTAGACTAGCGAGCAATAGCTCTACAGCCTTTTATAATAGTCATTTGATAGTCGTTCAACTTGTTTATTATTAAAATATAGTGTAGATGGGTTGGATATATATATTTTATTGCCTATCATATATTTATATCTTATTGCAAAAATATTAACTTTATTATTCTTAATAATGTCTCCAATAATATTTATATAATCCATTTCATATAAATTTATATCTTTATTATCGATGGATCTTTTTGGAATATAAGGAATCTCTATAATGAAATAATAAACTCTCATATTTTTGTTATTTTTGATAAAATCTTGATGTTTTTTTATATATCCATCATAGTAATATTTATTAATATTTATATAAGAGCTAGGGTATATCAAAATTTTTTTACTATATTTCTTGCCACTGCATTTACTGCAATCGAAAACAATTTTTGTAGGAATACCTTCGTTTTCAAAACCTCTAGGATCTGCCATAAAAAGACCCTCCATATATATTTCTGAATAGTATTTGTCTTCAAAAGAATTAATATTTATCACTTCTGGATAATTTATATTCAGATAATCCAAATGCTCTTCTTCATATTTTATATAATAAATATAAAAAAACAATGAATTTATAATTAAAAATAATAAAATAAAAGTGGATGCAAAAACCTTTTTTTTCACTTATCAATCCCCCGTGTCTTTCCTGCCAACATCGGTTGCTCTTTCGTATTCCTTGATATTTTTATTATTTAAATAAGAACGATTTATCAAATCTCTAGGGGACAAGTTTCTATTTGGAATTTTTGTTGTAAACATAGTGTAGGCATAGGCATGATCCACTTCAAGTGTATAATTATAAGTTGGATTAAGAGACGATGGATCCCATTGCCCACCTAGATTGGCTATAACATCATTGATGCTGGTATCTTTAGCCTCTGCTCTAATATTTACCCATGTCTTATATTTGGGGTTTGGTGTTTTAAAATTAATACTTCCTGCTAAATTATAGCTATATCTGACCCCAACAGGATCCAAAGTAGTCACAACGCCAACAGAGCCACAACGCCATTCTTCTAGTTGTTGTGCTAAATGAGCTGCTTGCCAACCTCCTAGACTATGACCAACAATATTGATTTTAGCATTTTCATTGCCTTGTGTGGATAGATACATCTTAGCATCAGCAAGCATTAGATGTAGTTCATGAAAGCCGTAGTATCTTGCATTTCTGCTGGCTAAATTGCTTGCTTGCTGTGCAGAATAGCCATTACGTGAAAAATAAGATTTTAGATAATTATCTCTGAAATGGTTTTTAAGGTCATTCATGATTTTGGTTGGACCTTGACCTAAGAATGGTTCGGCATCTGCCGCACCGCCAATAAAAACTGTATAAAGCCCCCAAGGATCCACTGCTCTCCACACCTCATTATCCACATAAGCATAAGTATTAAAGCTGCCACCGTTTAACCCAATCGGATCAG